TTAATAGGGTGGGTTCTGCAGGACGGAGCGCTGCATGCCACTACGTGGCGCGGGCGAGAAGGGGTCGCAATTGTCATGCCCCGATCCAGCGCTTGAAGGGACTCAAACAAGGGCTTTGCCTGCCGATACCCTGTCAGGGGCGCACATGACGAAGTGGGCGATTGCTCGTACCCCACAGCGCTTAGCTCGCACGTCAGTAGCCGCTGCATCAGAAGGGGCGAGGAAGGAGAATTGCATGCAACTTTACAAAACAAGAGCTGCCATTCGGCTTGCCGAGCGAGCCGTGATTGGGCGGACTTGGCTCTGGGAAGAGGATGGAGTGCCGCAGGATAGCCGGCTGATAGCGCTTGCCGAAGAGTTTCTGGTCGCGCCGTGGCTTGTTCAGGCAGGTCTCAAGGTGATCTGGCAACGACTTGTCTGGATGGTCGTCCTGACTTCGATCGTGGCATGCGCCTTATGGTTCATTGAGCCGACTTTCCGGCAGGAAATGGTAATAGCGTCGTTCATTGTCGGCGCAACATGTGTGTACTTCGGTTTGCCAAGCAGAACCATTTTCTCTGGGTTGTCAGCCAAGTCGGTTGCCAGTCTGACAAAGCAGCTGAATGGCCTAGGCGAGACGTCAGCCGAGCTGGATCGACTCGAAAGAGGCGTACAACTAATAAAGGTTCAATCCGTAGACAGGCTGGGTCGTTTCAATGTCTTCGCCGGAATTCTCTGGGCGGCATTCTTTTGGTTCGTTGGATCACGACTCCTATCCCCCAGTGTAAGCACTGAGGTATTCCGGGAAAGCGCAGTCCCGGTGGTGTTCGGTGGTGCAGCCTTTTTCGCCCTTATGAGTGTGTCGGCCGCATATGCAGCAGCCGTGAGAATTGTATTTCTTGCCTTAGACTTCGCACTTCTGGATGCAAAGACCACCACAGTCGCCACCTCACCCGCACCCTCGAACCTGCGAACGGATGCACCGGGAGACGGGTTATAGAGCCCCATGGATCCCAGTCGCGTACTGATAACCACGCCATTCCCGCAGCCCCCCCCCCAACTGGGGAATGTCGAGCCCAGCAAACTGCTTAATTTGCGCAGTCAACATGTCTCGTTCTGTTGACTTGGATCACAAAGATCCCTCTAATCTACGCAAGGGCGTCGGGCGACGAGCTCTGACGCTAGGGATGCAAGGAAGGAGTTCGGGCATCATCGCTTGCTTTATGGTTACTGCCCCGTTGGCAGAGTAAGCGATGCCTGAGATGTCTGCGAGATAATGCCGGATGCAGTGCTTGGGTGTCACAGGGTCGCCCTAAGTGGAACTCCGCCTTCTTGGTTCTCGCAAATATTTACATCCGTTAGGTGCTGCAGGTATAGAGATATGAGCGTCCTAAGCGGCGTTTTGGTATTCGAGCAGCTCTAGGGGGGGGGTGAAGCCTGGCGACCCTTTTAAGCGCCAGCCATTAGTCGGAGAGTAGTCATGGGCATTAAGCCAGGTCCCAAGCGCATTGCCAAGTCGACAGGAAAACCCGACCAGCGCCAGCGCGACAACAAAAAGACGCCCAGCAACACGCCTAGCCTTAAGCCGCACAAGCACAAAAAGGGCGATTAGCGGAGCTAAAAAGGCCAACACCTAACGACACAGCGCCAGCTTGGACATGAATGAGGAGCCTTCGGTGTTAGGCCAGAGGATCTCCTCCCGCTTTTGGCCAGAGAGTAGAGTGGGGTGGCCGCTAATGGCGGTGTCATTGCACGTGGAAAATTGGGCGCTTGACCGAGGCGTCACCTAGTCCATGGTAACGAAGGGGCGATTGTTACGACGGTAGAATCGGCACTTCAGTTCATTGAGGTGCTCGAAATGCAGGACCCTGTTCGCGAAATCGCCCCGACTCAGTACTCGAAGCTGCACTTGGCGCACGCCCACTTTGATGCCGCATGCAAAGCGTTCCTCTCTGATGGACATCCCGCGGTGGTGATCACCTTGGCTGGAGTTGCCGAAGAGATTTACGGCCAGGCGTTGCTTCAAGGGTTCGGCGTTGTGGGCGATCATCCTGCGCCTAGATTTGTCGATGAAATCGTTCGCTTCGGTGCCGAGAAGGGCGACTCAAGAAATGAACAGCAGATCAAACAGTTCCTCTATGAAGCCAAGAACGGCGTGAAGCACGCACGGGACATTAAAGAAATGGTTTCCATTGAGCCTGCGCACGCTTGGAACCTACTCTTGGGAGCAATGATGAACCGGAATCGCATCGGCATCGAAATACAGGGCGACGCAGCAGAGGTGGCGCGGCGCATAGCGAGCGCTCTTGGTCGGTTAGATGACCTCGATGGGGTGTTGTAGGGGCGGCGCCCCTAAGGAATCACCTCTCACTCGCTAGCGGCGCCTCGGCCCCGGCGCTGGCTGGTCACCTTTTGGCGGCTCGGCGTCGGGTCCGGAACTGTCGATCAACGGCGCCGAATAGCAGTTGCTGCCAGCTTCCGCCAAACCGCCTTTCCCTCTCGACTGATTGCGCGCGCCTCACCAACGATCCCCAAGACACGCGCCAAAGGCAGTTGACGTCAGGCTAATCGTGGATTTCTGCGTCGATCAGCTCAAGGAATCGATTGCACTTGGTCTCAACCATCGACGCAAATTCGAGGGTTCTCTCCCAACCCTGGATGAGCCCGGCAGAGACCACTGCATCATCATCGACATCACTCGGGGAGAAGACCGCCGGGGTGTCGAACATGTAACGAACCGCGCGCATCGAGTGACACGCATTCACATAAGTTCTGATTGCTTCGTGGGGCAAATGGGAGAACATTTCGCTGGAGAAATTGACGTGCTGCACACTCATCAACGCGGATTCCATGGATATACGCATCCGTCTCCACGTCCTCTCCGAAGCCGGACGCTGAAGAAATCGCCTCATCACCAAGGCAACCGTACTTGGGTCCACCATGAGGGAGCGCGCAGCAATAAGGTGCCCAGCCCTCATTCGATCTTCATTTCTCGCGCGCTCATCCTCCCTCTTTCTGGCGTTCTTCGCCGACTGCACGGCAATAACAGTAGCCATTGCACCAATCACCCAAGTGCCGATTGCAGCCGTCCAATCCGCAGAATTCCCTGTATCGAAGCACTTCAGAGGAATCTGGCCGCCAATGAGCGCAACGGTGGTAATCGCCACCCCAAGGCCGAACCCGGAGAAGAAGAGAAATGTTATAGATGCCTGGCTCAGGGTCACGCTGAACTTAATACCCATGCCACCCCCTGTGGCGCCCAAGATGAAGGGGGGATTCTCGCATGATCGAGTCCCTTCTTGCCTTCGCGCTGCTGGCGGCCATCGTGGTCGCGTCCATTGGCGGCGCTCGCATCGTTTCGTGGCTGCTAGACCGACGTGACTACGCCGCCTCGCAGCAGTCCAGCGAAGCCCAGGTCGTCGCACTCGCAAAGCCTGAGATTGCCGCCAACAAGTGCGGTGATCTTCTGGCCGCCGCTCGCTACGCCCAAGAGCAGGAGCGCGCCGCATGAGAAGGTATCCCTCGTTCGCCGAGTTGGCCGAGATTGATATGGGTCTCACAGCGTGCACTGTGTTGGTCGCGCTCGTTCTCGGTGTGGCCGTCGCCTCCATCGGCATCGAACAGGCATGGCCGGGGACTGAGGCCACAGGCAAGAGCCGAGCCAGAGGCCCAGCCATTGCCGTGCGGAGGAGGCGAAGGCTCGGCTTCGGCCGATCCTTGATTTCGCATAATGTATATTATGTTCTATGCTGCGTGGCTGGCTGGCGCAGTTCTTGCGTCAGCCTCGGCTCCTTCTCTGGCATGGAGCCTGATCGTGCGTAATCGGAACCTAACCGGCCCTTGGGCCGGTTTTTCGTTTAAGGCTGGCCGACTGGTCACCCCCGAAGGCCGTGAGCTGGAACCGCAGGATTTGGCTTGGCTCTCTCTGATGGCAGCACAGGCGCAGGAATGGCGTCGGATGATGGAGATTGCCCGAGGCGGCCAGAAACGGCCGTTCGGGCGTGCCAGCATCGTTGACCTGGCCGAGGTTGCCCATCGCCGCGCGAAGCGGTCTTCCGGGGCGATGGCTGGCCCTGACGCCGATCCTGTGGCGGGTGTCCTGCCGGTACCGGGGCCGAAACGTCGCCAGCGCGTGTGAGGCGTTTCCGTAGGGGCGCCGCCCCTACACCCCGGCGTGATGGGTCACGCTATTCACTTGCAGGCTGCCCAGACCTTGTCATCCATGCGTCGACTCAATTCGAAGGACCGCCGCATGCCAACTGCTTCGTACACCCGCGCACGCTCCGCCTTGGCGGCCTCGCACGCGTTGGGGTCTCTGTACTGCGAAATATGGTGGAGGCGCGCTCCTCCACCATTGTTGTTGCGGTACGCCGGATTCGCGCGGACTGGGCGCGGCGCGATTGCAGCTGCGTTCTGTTGACGAATGTTGTCCAGGCGTTGCTCGTTCTCGATCACAGAGGCAGATCGCGGCGCTACATCAACAGTCCACGTCTTAGCGGCCTCGCCACTGGCGCAGGGCTGGGATTGGTATTCAGTGCCAGCCTTGGTTACGCACTTGTAAACCTGCTGGGCCACCGATGGCACGGCAAGCGCGCACAGCAGCAATCCGGCTGCAATCCTTGTGAACATAGCTTCCCCCTGATGCTGGGCGAAGCTTACCCCTCAGATGGCGAAGGCCACAAGAATCGCCAGATGGCCCACGTAGTAGCCGTAGAAGGCCCACCGGCCCCGTGGCAGCTGCCAGCGCACCCCGGACAGGGCCACGACCACCGGAAGCGCCACCAAGGCCCACAGGTTGCCGTTGAACAGGCACAGCGGCACGAACCCGGCCAGCACCAGCAGCGGTCGGCCCGTACGAAACCCGAACCACGCCAGCAGCACGAAGGCCACGCCGGACCACTGGTAGTCCACGAATGCCGGCATCACCGCCGCGGCGAATGCCAGAACAACCCATCGGCGTTCGCTGGCCGCATAGACCGCAGCGGCACACAGCGCAAACGTCAGCAGGATGTTGAGCGGCAACCAGTAGCCGAACGCCAGTGCATGCACCGGCTGGGCGATGGCGCCCCACATGGCAAGCCTGCGCACGGACTTGACCACATCGGCGCCGGGCTGGGCGAGGTTGTACGCCATCACCAGCGCGAACAGAGGGAAGGCCACCCGCCCCGCTTCGCTGAGACCTGGCACGTACCCGCCGTAGATCACCTTGGCGACGTGATCCCCGGTCATGAGGATCACGGCCAGCCACTTCAACAGTTCGCGTGCGCTGCTGGTCATAGGAGGTTGGGCGCCGTGGAGGTGGTCAGGAAGGTGCTGGTTTCATGCGCCTTAGATTCGGGGAACGTGCCTGATGCGCGCTCCACGTGCTGCATCACCGCCCCGCCCGCCTCGCTGCGGATACGGCGGGATTCCTCCTGATAGTGGGCCGACTGCTGGTAGTCGTTCATGCGTCGCGCCTCAGCCTGATTCGTGTCGAGGAACGGCTCGTACTGACCCTCGCGCGCAACGAGCCTGCATTGCTGCTGATCCATCACGTACGTGGTGCCCTGCTCCGTCTTGCAGCTGCATCGCCCGATCTGATGCTCGCCCATGGCATCCAGCCCATCGCCAGAGGCCATGCAGTAGACCCGTGGCGGCTGGTTGGTGGGAACCGTCAGCGAGTCGTAAGCGGGCGCCGTCCACGGCTGTCCGTCAACTCGCGGTGTCATCCACGCCACGTAGTCGCTGGAACGCGTCGCCGAGGGTGGTTCGGCTTGCGGCGCGGCTGCGACCGTCGCTCCCGCTCCGTTCTCCGCCGCTTGCTGCGCCGATGCCTGGGGCTGGGCAGTGTCCAACTCCCCTCTAAGCTGGGAATTCACGCGATTCACGGACCACCATGCACCGTAGATCACCACGGCCAGCAGCAGGAATGCAGCCGGGTAGTACCACGGGATGTTCTTCTCGCTGGTGTCCATCACGGTGGACTCATAGAGCCCCATAGGCCGCTTAGGCAACTTCACCCGCTTCAAGATCAGCGGATGGCCCTTTTCAGGGTTCTTCTCGTAACGGTCGAACGTGCGCAGGTGCGCGAACGGCAAGCCGAACCGGCGCCGCACATGTACGTGCCGTTCAATGAGGTCCTGCACGAAGTCGTCGCACTGCCGATCCGGCGACTGGCTGACGAAAATGAAGTCGAGGCCGCGATGGCGATGCTTTGCCAGCTGTTCGACGTGATGCGGCACGGCAGAGCCGGGGCGCCGCTTGGGAAGCATTCCATGCTCGTATGCCTCATCCACCACGCACACCGCGCCGTCAGGCAGGAAGTTCGGCCAGTCGCAGAACTCTTCCGGGGTCATGGGCAACATGCGTGCTTCGTCGTGCTTGAAGCCACGCACGTTGCAGACGTAGACCAACCGACCCTCATTGAGGAAGTCGATGGCGTGGTCGATTGCGTGCAGAGTTTTGCCGTGTCCAGGCTGGCCCGTGTACCAGTAGATCATTCCTTGGTCACTCCCAGCTGCTGTGCTGCCGAGGTCGGCATCGGAATGATCTTGAACATGAAGCGCACCGAGAGAGCCGACAGGATCATGGTCATGAACTGATCGAAGCCAACGGCACCCATGAAGTTATGCGCCCAATCCGGCAGGCCGCCCATGTAGTTGCTGATGAAGCTTTTCAGCTGTGGCAACACCTGATTCATGGATACCAGGGTGATGCCGGCAGCACTCAGGCCCTTGGTCACGATACGGCCGACGCCGCCGAACAGAACGGTCCAGACCAGATTGACGCCGCGAGTGATCCACTCCCAAACCATGCTCATCACGAATCTCCGAAGACAATGCGGAACGAAATGAATGCCCCCATGAGCAGCATCACGGCGCGCATGGCTGCGACCAGCTGACACCACCACGTGGTGCTATCCAGTGACACAGAACCGAACTTCCCAAAGTCGAGCGTGCCGAACGTGGGACAGGAGCCGCCTCCGAAGCCACTGGTATCGATCAGGCTGGAATCGAACTTCCATGAGAACTTGCCGGGACCGTCAACGTCCTCGGCGCCTGCATGCGGGTTGCCGATGCTGCCCTGCCCCTCACCGGGCCGACCGGAACACAGCTGTGCACGCTGGGCGCGAAGCTGGTTGGCCTGCACCGTGTCGCCCTCAACGCTGAAAGGTGCATCGCAGTTCCCAACGTCGCCAGTGACCTTTCCGCCGTTGGCCTTCTCCGCCGCGCAGCGAGTAGCCCAAGTCTGCATTGCGATCATGCCGAGAATGGCATCGCCGCCCGTTGCCGGGGGTGACGCGCAGTTGCCTCCACCACTGGCGGTGTTCCCATTCCCCTCGCCCTTCTCACCATTGCCGTTGCTACCACCTGCACCGGGGCCAGAGCCATCGCCAGGTGTCGGTGTATTGCCGTTAGGCGCGCCCTCGTTCTTGTAGCCGTTGAAATTGTTGGTGGTGTTGCCGTTGTTGTTGGTGATGCTGCCGCCCTGGCCCGTCGGCTTCCAATCCTCCCCGGGACGATTCGTCGGAGGGTTCACCGCTGTGTTTGGTGCACTGATGCTCGCCGCCTCAGTGCGAGAGTTGTTGGTCGCGGTGTGGCCAGTCTTGTTCGACGTATCAGCGGCGCAGGTGCGGAAGCCGGACGCGGTGCTGATGCACGTCTTATCTTTCGATTTGCACACCTGATAGCTGCCCGCCTGGTGGCAGTACTCATCCTTGTTCTCGGGCTTCGGCGGCGTATTGTCCGGAATGCAGACAGCCCCCGTAGCCCGCCAGGTGCCGGAGCGAATCGAAATGGCATTCGGATTGCCGTTCTCACGTAGTGAGAAATCTGTGCCGGGGTCGAGGTTCGGCGCGACCTTGCAGCCGTTGTCGCAGACGCCGCCTGAATACATCGTGCCGTTGATCATCCCGGCCTGGCCGTCTACACGCGTCTTGCACGTTCTATCGCAATCGTACGGCTTGAAGGTGATATAGCCGCCGTTGGTTGCGAGCAAGCCGACAGCACAGGACCCGTCATAGATTTTGCCCAGATCAACACATTGCTTCGCTGAGTTTCCTGCGTCGAACATCGGACTCTCACGGCAAGCGATTGCCGCCTGCCCGGCGTCGTCTGCGAATGCCAGGGGCGCTGCCAGCATCGACACCACAAGGCACACCATCAGCGCTACGAATCGAATGCGAGCCATAGCGCCCCCAGTACAGCCACGATCACGAAATAGCCCATAAGACCCCCAAAAAAGTAGGGGCGACGTGCGCCCCTACTTGGCCTGCTTGATGTTCCCCCACAGCAGAAACAGCCCCTTCACCGCTGCGAGAACCGAGAGGATTCCCGCGATGACCTCAGCGGCCGTCGCGAGATACCCCATGATTGCGACTACGACGGGCACGACACCCGCCCCCGGTTACTTGGCGCGCTTGATCATCGACCACAGCAGGAACAGGCCCAGCACACCGGCCAGCACGACCAGAATGCCGCTGACGCTGGACTTGCCGTTGGTGATTTCGGCGGTGATGGCCTCAGCCGGGCCGCCACTGGCGAGCGCGGCGCCGCTGGCGACCATGGCGGTGGCACCGGCAGCGACCTTGGTGCCGGTCGAGCGGGCGAACGAAACGACGTTGCTGGCGATCTTGTTCATGTTCATATCGGTACTCTCTTGGGTGGGTTAGAACCGCTCACGGGACACACGGGCGAACTGTCTGAAAACGACGCCCAGTGCCCAGCAGGCCGCGATTGCAAATGCGACTTGCGTACCCTCAGCCAGCGTGAGCGGCGGTAAGACTGGCTGAGGGTTTTCGATCCAGACCGGCACAGCGCAGACGCCATCGGTGCCGATGTTCTGGACCGCACACGACTGGATGTAGACCGGCTCTGGCATGGGTTAGCCCTGCGCCACAGGGCGCGAAGGTGCCTTGGGAATGGCGCGCAGAACGGTGAACTTGCTCAGCGACGCGACGCCCTTGTTGACCTGCAACATGGATTCAATGTCGAGCTCGTACTCGCCTTCGGGGTAACCCGGCTGGCCCTTGTCCAGGCGCACATCGAACGGGTAGGCAAAGCCGCCCGTTTCCAGCTTGGCCTTCTGCTTGCGGGTGGTGTACTCGACGTTGTCACCGGCATCGTTCTTGAAGCTGCCGCCGCGCTCATCAATTTCGTTCTTCAGGACAGTGACCTTGACGCTCATGTGTAGTTACCCCTTTCAGGTTGGTTGTATGACCACGCTTGTGGCCCAGTTCGCTGCTACGTCTCCTGTTGCCCACTTCGGCAGCTTTGGCGAAGTGCAGGATTTGAAGACCGCCACCGCCACTTCTTCATCTGGGCAGGTGCGGAACACGAAATTGACGAAGCCACCGTATTGGCGCTTGAAGTGGCGACATGCGCTCTTGAACGTGGCAACCGCCGCCGCTTTGGTGACGTCAATGCGGGACGAAATGCAGCGCAGGAAGCGCAACACGGGATACGCGCCCAGCAGGTACGCGGCAGGATCCCGGAGCAGGTCGAGAGGCAATTCCTTACGATTGGAGGCGCGGAACTGTGCTTCGTAGCGCACCCACGGTGAGGCCTTGTCGCCCAGTTCCCGACCTTTCTCATAGACACGCAACTGCTTTTCCGACTTCTTGCCGCCGACGTACAGGGTCTTGCCGTCCCCACTGTCGTAGTCGTCAACCAGCTGCGCTTTGGGGCGCTGACCACGATTGTCGAACTCGCCTTCGTCGTACCACTTCTGTGCCAGGCGCAAGGGGTACTTGCCCATCAAATCGTCGGCGCATACATCAAGGCGGGTGATCCTTCCGCCGCAGCTTTCGAGCTTCGCTCGAAGCTCCAGCCACCGCTGCGCATGGCCGCAGCGCGCTGCGGCTATCGATTTGCACCCTTCGCCGGTTAGCTCGATACGAGCGGTATAGGTGCCATCGGCACGGCGGCAGTTGTCGCCACCCAACTCGATCATGCCGACGAACTTCTTTTCGGCGTTGATGATCTTGACGCGCCACAGGTAGAAGCGCCCTCCCCCGGCTACTTCATCCAGTTCAAGGCCAAGCCCAGCGAAGAACCAGCAGAACATCTGCAACGCGACGACACGGGCGTTATCGGCGCTGTAGTCGATCCAGTTGCGGACCTCTTCAAACGAGTCTCCGTCGCGGAAGGCCAGTTCGTTGAGGACCGCGAACATGTCGACGGAGGCGGAAAACCAGTCGATGCCGACCGTCAGGGTTCCCTCGGGGTTCCTGAATTCACTGACTCCCCTGTTAGACGAGGGGAGTCCCGACCCGGCCAGCACCGCGCGATCACCGGCCATTGGCAGCGCTCCGGACGCGGGAAATGCGACGGCGACGCAGCTGCACCCTCACGTAGTGCCGCAGGAGATGCCAGAACACATCCCAATCGATCAGCGAAAGAACGAAAAAGACGGTAATCAGCAGGCACATGCCGGAGAAGACCAGCATCAGCTGATCCCAATGCGCCTTGTTGATGACGAAGCACTCAGCGGGCATTGGCCGGCTCCTGCTGCTCGGCTAGGCGTGCAGCGCCCAGCAGATCACCGCGCCTGGTAGCGGCGATTTCGGCCTGATAGAGGGTTTCGTCATCCGGGGTCCAGCCAGTTGACGCCAGTTCGGCGCGTGCCTGAGATACGAAGGCGGCTTCGCGTGCAGCACGGCGGGACGACTCCCCTGCCCGACAGATGCACCACGAGGCCAGCCTGACCAGCCCGAAAGAGACGGCTGCGATAGAACCCAGCAGCGCGACGGAAATGAGTGCATCCATGTGCAAGCCCCTCCCCCA